GAGGTAGAGACCCTTGGTCAAGATTGGTATCCGTTGCCAAAGTACAGCTCCGCACTTAACTTTGCATTTTTGAGTGGCGACCTGTCATTTTTTGCAAAGAGCAACATCCAGAACAGCATCTTCCCATCATTTGCGATCATGTTCCCAAAACGTCCGCAATCAGAAGAGGAAAAGAACGTGCTCAGAAACACTATCGATAAGCTCAAAGGAGCTCAGAACGCTGGCAAGACTGCCGCATTTTTTGCGAACTCACAAGACCAGCTTCCAAAGATTGAGAGCATTCCAACCAATTCAAATGACAAACTCTTCCAGGAAGCATCCGCATTGAACACAGAGCAAATCTGTTTCGCTCACACCATCGACCCAATCTTGATGGGTGTCCGCACCACTGGTTCACTTGGTTCTGGTAGCGACATCAAGCAAGCATATGTCATCTTCGAGAAAAACGTTGTCATGCCATTGCGTGAGCAAGTGCAAGATATCTTCAATGAGATTATGCATATCGCCAAGCTCGGCTTCGCTGACTTCACGATCAACAACTTCCAAATCATCAATGAAACCATTGTTGAGCGTGATGAAAAAATGGCGCATATTATTGATTCATTAAATAGCCTTGAGCCATCAATTGCTCAAAAAGTTATTGAACAAATGACGCCAAATGAATTAAGAGCACTTGCTGGACTTCAACCAATTCAAGAACAAATACCTCAAGCGTAATGTTGTATTTTATCACAGAAAACTATCTCAAGACCAACACACCAATCACTGCCAATGTGGATGTGACTGATGTGTTCCCATATGTAGCGACTCAAGCACAGCTCCGAGTGATGCCGATATTGGGCACCGTATTCTACAACCATTTGCTCGAGGCATACAACGATCAGACTCTCACACCTGAAGAGGAGCAGCTCGTGCTGTTCATTCAGCCGGTCATCGCATGGAGGTCCGCTGAAGATGCAGTCTTTGGATTGACGTATCAGCTCAAGAACAAAGGTCTCCAGCAACAGAGTGGTGACTTCTCACAGCCAGTATCTCGCAGTGAGGTGGCATTCGGCATGGAGCACTATGCACAGAAGGCTTCATTCTTTGAGATGCGACTCATCAGATACCTGGTGAAAAACCGAGCAGAATATCCTATCTTCATCAGCCATGAGAATCGTGACACTGACCTTCGACCACAAATTGAGTGCGTGCAGTGCATCGGTGACTGCTTCATGAATGGTGCCTGGAACTGTGGATATCCACGCAACAACGGATACAACAATCAAATTCTCGTCATCTGATGAAAAACACCATACTACTTTTGACCGCTTCATTCTTCACTATACTCGCACCAGTGCAACCGCTTGTATTGGTTGCCATTCTTGCCATATTCATTGACACCATATTCGGAGTATGGCGCAGCGTAAAAAAAGGAGGCTGGCAAGCATTCAAATCTCGCAGACTATCTGATACAATCGGCAAGTCATTGCTTTATTGTGGCGGCATCATCTTCACATTCCTAATTGAGAAGTACATCGCTGGTGATATCATCGCTCACTTCATTTCTGTGGAGCTCATCATGACAAAATTTGTGGCTTTTTTCTGCGTAGTGGTTGAGGTGAAGAGCATCAACGAATCATATGAAAGCGTGACCGGAAAGAATATCCTCGCTGCCATGCGTAGATTCGTTACACGATCTAAAGCAGAACTCGACAAATGGAATTAGACATCTCCAAAATCAAGCAAGTCAGGCTCAAAGAGTCGCAGTACTTTGCTGAGGAGTCAGGCAAGACTCAAATCTATTTGCACCACACTGCTGGCAACGGCAATGCAGAGGCAGTCAGTAGGTATTGGAACGGCACCAGCGATAGAGTAGCCACTGCTTTTGTGGTTGGTCAAGATGGATTGATTGTTCAGTGCTTCTCATCCAAGCATTGGGCGTGGCATCTCGGCATCAGCAAAGCAGAATTCAAAGGTCAAGGTGCCAAATATCAAAATCTTGACAAGGCTTCTGTTGGAATCGAGGTATGCAACTGGGGATATCTCAAGGAGAAAGATGGTAAGTTCTACAACTATGTGAACGCTCGAGTGCCTGAATCTATGGTGACCACCTTGGACGAGCCATTCAAGGGATACAAGCATTGGTACAAATATACCGATGCACAAATTGAAAGCACTCGCCAGTTGTTGGTGTATCTCTGCGATACCTATAACATATCGAGAGAATATAGAGCGCAGATATTCTCGCTCGACAAGGAGGCATTCAAGGGCACTCCTGGCATATATACTCACAATTCGGTCAGAAAGGACAAGAGTGACATCTATCCATGCCCGAGAATGATTCAAATGCTTGAGAACTTATGAAGATTCTGTCTCTAATATTGGTAATATTTGCGACAAGTTGCACAGCCAACTATCACCTACGCAAAGCAATCAAAAAAGGATACCGATGCGATGAGGTTGGAGATACCATCCGTATCACATCAATCGACTCGATTCCATACGTTGTAAACGATTCAATCTATTGGGAGAAGATTCTGGTCCAAAAGGACACCATAGTGCGCTACAAGACGTCCTATGTGCCCAAAACAAGATGGCAAACCAAGATTGAATATAAGCTCAAGCGTGACACCATTCGCCAGGTGCAGAAGATAGAGGTGGCGAAGTACAAATCACAAAAAGAAAAGCCATCATTTTGGGTGCTGATTCTTGGCTTTGTGATTGGCATGGGAACAATGTATCTATTCAGATACTCTAAATCCAATATATGATATTAAAAAAGCACGCCAAGAACATCCACGAGCTTCAACTCGAGGGCAACTTGGTGAAGATAGCGATGCTATCAGATGTCCATTGGGACAATCCAAAAAGCGATTGGAAGCTCCTCAAGCGTGACCTCGACTATTGCCTGGAGCACAATATCCCCGTCATGGTGAATGGCGATATGTTCTGCCTAATGCAAGGGCGTGGTGATCGCAGAGGCAACAAGTCTGATATCCGACCAGAGCACAACAATGCAAAGTACCTTGATAGCATAGTCGACACCGCTGTTGAATGGTTTCTGCCCTATGCTCACATCCTGACAGTCATCGGATACGGCAACCATGAGACCGCAATCATCAAGTATCAAGAGACTGACATCCTTCAGCGATTCGTGGACCTTCTCAACTACAAAGCTGGCAGCAATGTGTTCGCTGGTGGATATGGTGGGTGGTTGATTGTTCGCCAGACATTCAATGGAAACGTGCAGATGGCTACCAAAATCAAATACTTTCACGGTTCAGGTGGTGGTGGTGTGGTGACCCGTGGTGCCATCAACTTGACCAGGGCTTTGGAGATGTATGAGGACTTCGATGTGTTCACCATGGGACACATCCACGAGAATGCTGCCAGAAATGATGTGCGTGACACGATTACCTACCATTCAAAGACCGGATATCGCCACCATCACAAAGACATCCATCTCATGCTCACTGGCACATACAAGGAAGAGTATGGTGATGGGTCCAAAGGATGGCACGTTGAGCGTGGTGCTCCCATCAAGCCAACTGGAGGGCGTATCCTCACGATTGAGTGCGGAAGATATGAGGAGGATAAGGTGAAAAAAACCGCCAAGTCTATCGACTCAATCAAATTTCCTTTGTAATTTAGTACCGTATTCATAATACGTTGTTTTAGGGGAGCTTTCGGGCTCCCTTTTTTCGTATTATAATAGGATATTTGCGAACATTTGCGTACATAATCGAATATAAACCGATTAAACTCACATTATATTGCACCTTTTCGGGTACAATTAAGCGTATTTCACCAGCATTAAGTGTTTTGAATGTCACAAAATAAGGGTAAAACCTTAATGAAGTAAACGATTTTGCTTACACTCCAAAAAAAAAGTTTAAAAAAATGTTCATAATTTGTAACATATTTGCAAATGTTGCGTATATTCGCAGAAACAAAAACGATTTATTATGACAACTCAACAACAAAACACAATCAACAGAATGGTTGCAAGAATAGAAAGAGCAAACGGAAAACAAACTGTAAGCATTTTGGATATTCGTAAAGGACATATTTCATTGTGTGTTTTCAATGTAAGAGATAATGTAGAATCTATCAGGACAACTACATTTTGTGATGTTGAAATAAACACAAAAGGAACTATAACAAAAGGATTTGCTAACGAATTATCACCGAAGCAAGAAGTAAAATACCTTTACATAGATTAATAATCAAGCGGGGGGTGCGCATCCGTAACGCACAAAACAAAAACAATTTATTATGGACAAAGAACAAATTTTAGAACTAATTAGAACCACAGAAGCTGAACTCTACAAGGAATTGCTTGAGTGTTATCAGTATCGTGATGCAAGGGATGCAAAAGATGCGGCTATATTCAGAGCATCGGCTGCTTGGTTTTCTGTCAATCAACTACTTGAAAAAATCGAAGAGCATGAAAACAATTAAATTTCTATTCCAAGACCTCAACCAAGATGAGCGTCAGATTCTTGGTAGTGGCATCGTGTTTATTTTGGGTGCTGCTTTCTTTGTGTACTTACTCGATACAGCCACAACGCATCGAGCAGAGGTTCAGCAAAAGACAGAAGTGAAGCAGAGCTATGAACTCCCAGCTTCATATGGCAAATATTCAAATCGAATCTACAATGAAAAATACGGAAAGTAAATACTGGTTTACAGAGTTGTCATCTGACATCGCAACCAACACCATCATCGTTGAAGTTTACACTCGACAGGATGATGAGAAAATCGGAGAAATAGAACTAATTTATAATTATGACAAAAACAACAATCATGAAGAATGGACAATCGAATCAACAGAATGGGACAAAGAGCTCACCCTTAAAGAATGCGATGACGCAATGCAAGAGCTTATTGACAACGCAACCGAAAACTTCCACGAGTTCGCCTTCGAGTGCTACCACTATGACCCGAGAGATGATGAGTTTGGTTGGTTCATTTAACAAGTACCAGGTTGACCGATTCTGGACATCATTCAACCACGATCTATACAACAGAATTTGTGAAATTAAAATGACAGAGATATGAGATTCAAACTAACATACCAAGTCGGCAAGCAAGTGGTCCAGGAGTGGCTGTTTGTTTCCAAATCACTCGCATACTGGCAGAAGTCAGTGCTGATGAATTCCGGAAGCTACAATATGGGTAAATTTAAAGTAACACCGTTATGAAAATTCCACAACTACAACGAATCAAAACTATTTTCGATATCATGAATGATTGCCAATATCATTCAATAAATGACATAGTCGAAAAAGTAAATGAAAAGCTATGCACGAACTATTGCAAAAGCACAATTGATAAGGACATGGATTTTATGAGAATGAATTTTGATGCTGATGATGAATGGATATCATCTACCAGTGGAGTAAGATTTGAGAATCCTATTGACTTTTTTGAACGTTTAAAAACTTGGCTGGTATGAAAGGAGAAATATTATATTTAATAGGTCGCAAAAATACTGACTTTGTAAAAATTGGAATTACAAATGATTTGAAAAGAAGGTATGAACAATTAAAGATTAAAAATAAAGACATATTTATTTTAAAATATTATATATGTCCAGATAGAAATTATTTAAAAAATCTTGAAAAGAAATTACATTGGTTTTGTGAGCATAAAAGAATTCAATCTGAATGGTTTATTTTAGAAATAGATGAAATAATAGCATTAAATAGTGTCGTATCTAAATTTCATAAAGTGCAAGGTCAGTCAACAAAAGAATTTCTTGACATGGAATATTTCTACTTACATGAAAATGAGCATTGGTTAGATTCAAGAATCCCAGTTTTATCATGGAAAAAACAACGTTATTTTTTTTAATATGAATCAGCATCGAATCATGAGAGTCATCAAGCTGATGGAATTCCTCAAGCATAAGCCAAGACCAGTGCAAGCAATGGTCAGATATCTTGGAATCAGTGAGCGTTCAGTTTACAGATACCTCAAGATGTATGAGCAACTCGGCTACCAACTAATCAAAGACAACCATAAGAAATACTATTTGAAATGACAATACAAGACCTAATTGACGAAGTCAAACAAGAAATCGAGGCAAGAGACCTGGCGTATCGCTATGGAGCCAACAACCGCATGAGATACAAAGTGTATCAAAAATACTACCTCATGCACTATTTGAGAAAGCACAAGCTAACGCTCCAAGAGATCGGCGATTTATTCGGTCTCAAGCATTGCACTGTGTTATATGGAGCGCAGCAAGCTGAATGGTTGAAAAAAGACAGACTCTTCCTGAAGATGACTGATGACCTACGCCAGAAATTTGAGAAATACACCGCACTCAACTACCCCATCACAAGAAATCTCATCCATGATGTGATGCAATGCAGCGCATATTGGGAGCCCAAAAAGATACAGACTGACATCAAGCGAGGGGTGTATGGTGAGTTCACAAGCGTGACGGAATGACAATCGCTCTATTGTACCGACTACTGGAGTGATGGTAAACACAACAAGAGCAAAAATTTTTTGAGAGCGTCAGCGTCACGCAAAATCGTTAAGTCGCACGATACCAACGCTTTAACCCTCAAGATTTGCATATTTATCGTCACGCATCGTCACAAAACACCCATTTATTGTCACGAAATGCGTATATTTATAGCCCAAAAAACAACATTTTATGAAAGTTTCAATCTTTAAATCCCTATTTAACATCAAAGAAACGCCTTTTGAATTGTCCATTCACGAGGTGTGTAACCGCATCAGACTCGGCAATCC